AGTCGGTCCAGGCTCGATGGACGCTGCAGCTGCACGCACTGAGGCTATGAGGATCATGCTCGATCTACGCCAGGGCGTTGTGCAGCAGAAGTTCACGATGGCTGATCTAATGCAGCTGCACGAGCAGCAGACCCAGGATGTCAAACCGTCGACGCATGCTGGTTACCGTGGTCTACGACGACAGATACTGGAACATATTTCGCCTCGCACCCAGATCAACGCCGTCTCGCCTGAGCAGCTGCGCAAGCTGCACATCAAACTGGGTGGCAGTTACTCGGCCAACCGTGCTCTGGAGGTGCTGAAAAAGTCCTGGCGTTTAGCTCGCGAATATAAGTGGACCGAGTCCGACCCGACAGAATTCGTTCGCGCTGCGCGAGAGCTGCCACGCCAACATGTGCTCACTCAGGCTGAGATCACCAGGCTGCTCGATGTCTGTGAGGCTTGGCAGGGTGCAGCCAGGGCGTTCCCTCACCTGGTTCGACTTCTATTGTTTACTGGGCTGCGCAAGACCGAATGGTCGCTGCGTCCCTGGGCTGATCTGGACGGCGATGTCATTCACCTACCAGACTCAAAGAGTGGTGAGCGGTGGCACGCGCTGCCTAGTCCCGCGATTGATCAACTTAAAGCCTTAAAGGCTATGAGGCTGTCAGATACCTGGATCATCCCAAACATTGAGGGTGATGGACCGCTTATGTGGACGAAACGGCACTGGAAGCAGCTGCTGCGCGACGCAGCCCTGGATGATGGCGTGCGCATGCATGATCTCAGGCACACTGCAGGCAGCTATGCTCACAGCCGGTTAGGTTTATCGCAGCGTGAGATCGCCGACATGCTAGGTCATCGTGACATGGCCTCATCTGCTAGATACATCGGTGGTGTTGATTCATCCAGGCGATCAATCGCTCGACGGCTCGATGGGTTGTTCGATATGTAACGCTGTCACGCCCGAAACAAACCCGAAACAAACTGCAGCCAATTGTTTCGGAATAAGTTATTGATTTAATTGATGTTCGAAACAAACGAAACAAACGAAACAATAATGCAGAACAAAACGCTATAGATATATTTATGTTTCATTCGTTGCATATATGAAACGGTTTTTAGCTATAGGAGATAACAAATAGAGTTTTTTGTTTCGTTGTTTCGGAATGGTAGGTTTGGAGGGCTAAAAGGCTATGAGGATCAGTCACTTAGCGTTCCGAAACAAACTGTGGCCATATTTGAGTTTGTTTCGGAACTCCTGGGACGCATCGAGGTAGTGGTTTTCGTTTCATCCGCTGTACAATACGTCGACAGTCAACGGGAAGAACAACAAACCAATGAACGACAGATCGATCTACCAGGTCGACGATGCATTCACCCAGGATCTATGCGAGCGGATCATCGCCCAGGCTGACACAGTCAGGCTGCTAGATGATGGACCGGTCCAACACAACCGAGAGCTCAATCGCCTGGAAGATTGTATCAGTCTACTCGACAACCCAAACATGACCGACCTGGTCGAACCAATTGAGCAGCAGCTGCAGCCACATTGGGAAGCGTACCAGCAGATGTTCCCAGTTCTTAAACTGGCTCAGTTTGATCACAAGCTGCTGAAGTACAACCACGCACCAAGATATGGTGGCATACAGTTCTGGCACTGTGAGCAGCGCAGCGGAGCCGAGCATGTTGCATCCAGGGCAGCAGTGTGGATGGTGTACCTCAATGATGTCGAGCTCGGTGGTGAGACTGAGTTTCTGTATCAGCAGCTGCGCATCCAGGCCAAAGCAGGTCGCCTGGTAATCTTCCCGGCAACATACACGCACACACATCGCAGCGCGCCAGTCTGGGATGAACGTAAAGATGTGGTCACTGGTGTCTTCAATTTTAAGTTCTTGGAGGGATAGATATGGCAGGTGCACCAGTAAAAAGAGAAAGGCATGACCGTTGGGACAAGATGATCGCGCAGCCTGCGTTCTGGGATTCAGTGTTTGAATTGATGAGCGAAGGACAGTCGCTGACTGTTGTCTGTCAGAAGAAACAGATCGGGTATTCATATGTGATGCGCAGGCTGCACAATGATGAAGAGCTCAAACTCAGGTATGCAGCAGCACGCCAGGCTAGAGCACAAAGCCATGTCGAGCAGATCGAGCAGCATCTTGATGATGTGATAGATGGAGCAATGGATCCGCATGTTGGTCGAGTGGTCATCGATGGTCGCAAGTGGTTGGCCAGTCGAATGGATCCACAACTGTGGGGTGACAAGCAGCAGCACAGTGTCCAGGTGCTTGACGTAACCAAGATGCACTTGGATGCGCTGAAGATTATTAACCAGGGCACAACGATCACCATCGAAACCGACACGCCGGACAGCGACGATGAACGGTCCATACCCGCAAGCGTGACCGTTAGTTTGCCGACCCAGGAAGAAACCCCTTTAAAATCAAGCACTTAGGGCTGTAACGCTATGTTAACGGCGTGACACCGACCCTTTGAGACCTCGATTGGCACCTACCCCCCGGCCTGGCACCCCCACCGGGTGCGGTTGCATTAGCAAGGGTCTCACAGAAAAAATTTATTTTTCATCCAGGAGTGGACACACTGCTTTAATCAGCGTTACTATTACGGCGTTACATAGGAGAACGCAAAATGGCAACTTACGGTTATATCAGGGTTTCAACAGTAGAACAGATCGACGGCAGCTCTCTGGCTGAACAGACCCGCCGGATCGAGGGCTTGGCTATGATGGAAGGTCATGAACTCGTCCAGGTTTTCTCTGATGGCGGTGTCTCAGGCTCTGTGCCCCTGGCAGAACGCCCAGAAGGGTATAAACTCATGGCTGCCTTAAAGCCTGGTGACCTCGTCATCGTTGCGAAAATGGATCGTATGTTCCGGGACGCAGCTGATGCCCTGGCAGTCGCCAAGCGTTTTAAAGACCAGGGTGTTGATCTGGTCCTGGCTGACATGGGCCCACAGCCGATTACAGGCAACGGTGCCGGTAAATTGTTTTTTGGTGTCCTGGCGATGGTTGCTGAGTTTGAGCGCGAGCGTATTGCGGAGCGTTTAAACGAAGGTCGTAAGGCTAAAAAGGCATCTGGAGGGTTTACCGGGGGGTCCAGGCCTTTTGGTTATCGTGTTATTGGAGAGGGTAAGGAAGCGCACCTGGCACCAATAGCCCGTGAGCAGGAAGCAATTAAGCTCATGGTCGAGCTGCACAAAGAGGGAAATTCGCTGCGCAAGATCGCGCACCACGTCAGGGTTACCTACTGGTTCGATATGTCAGCGATGAAGGTTAAGCGCGTTTTGGATCGCGAGGATGCAAAGTGAATGAGCACAATCCGTATTTAGAATTTTTATATCGGTATAAGGACGACCCGGTTGGGTTCGTCCGAAATGTTCTCCACTGTACGCCCGACGATTGGCAGTCTGAATTTCTCCAGGCAATTGCTGATGGCAACCGGAAAGTCACTGTCCGGTCCGGCCACGGGGTTGGTAAGTCGACCGCGTCGTCCTGGGCCATGCTCTGGTATATGTTGACCAGGTTCCCTGTCAAAGTCGTTGTGACCGCGCCCACATCTGCGCAGCTGTTCGATGCATTGTTTGCCGAGCTGAAGCGATGGGTCCGGGAGCTGCCCGACCCGCTGCGCGAGCTGCTCGATGTGACCAGTGATCGTGTCGTGCTGAAATCGGCACCGACCGAAGCATTTATCTCGGCCCGGACATCTAGGGCAGAAACGCCGGAAGCACTCCAGGGCGTTCACTCGGACAATGTGCTCCTGGTGGCGGATGAGGCCTCTGGTATCCCTGAGCAGGTGTTTGAGGCAGCTGCAGGTTCCATGTCAGGCCACAACGCTTGTACCCTGCTCCTGGGCAACCCGGTCCGGTCGAGCGGGTATTTCTATGAGACTCACCATCGACTAAAGGATGAGTGGAAAGTGCTGCATGTTTCATGCACTGCTTCCCACCGAGTTTCGGAAGATTATGTGCGTGAAATGGCGCAGCGGTATGGGGAGGATTCAAATGCGTTTCGTATCCGCGTTCTGGGGGAGTTTCCCCTGGCTGATGACGACACCGTTATCCCTATGGATCTCATACAGCGTGCGATCACTCGCGACATAGCGGTGAACCCTCACGCTCCATTTGTGTGGGGGTTAGATGTCGCCAGGTTCGGCAGCGACAGCAGCGCGATGTGTATACGCCAGGCTAACAAGGTGCATGAGCTGCATGTGTGGAAAGGCCTCGATCTGATGGAGCTCTCAGGGCGCGTGGCAGCTATGTACAACGATGTTGAGACCAAGCCCCAGGAAATATTGATTGACTCGATAGGCCTGGGCGCGGGTGTCGTTGACCGGCTGCGCGAGCTCAACCTGCCGGTCCGGGGCGTGAATGTATCGGAAGCCCCTGCCCTCAAAGGAACCTACGCCAACCTGCGTGCAGAGCTGTGGTTTAAGACCAGGGAGTGGTTTGAGTCGATGGAAGCCTCGATCCCGAACGATGCCAGGCTTGTCGATGAACTGGCGATGGTCCGGTATAAATACACATCGAGTGGCAAGTTTCAGATCGAAAGCAAAGACGACATTCGGAAGCGTGGCCAGAAATCTCCAGATGTTGCCGAGAGCCTAGTTCTCTCGCTGTCGAGCGACGCTGTGACAACTCTGTTTGGCAGCCGAGGGAGTATTACCAGGAAAGGACCGTTAAAACGAAACATTAGCGGGATTGTGTAAACGGCAGAGAACTAAGGTAAAATCGGGCCGATAACTTAATACTGTGGACCCGATTTTATGCCGACTGCACTCAAATACGCTGTACCGGGTATGGCAGGCCTCCTCGGCCTGGGAGCACCGGAAGAAAGCGAAGCGATGCCAATGGCCCGCCTGGTGGACACAGCAGGTGGTTTATTGGATGCAAATTCAAAACGCATTGCGACCAGGGTTCCTGGTGGTAAAGATCCTGTTGGTAACTCCCTCACCGAAAACCTGATCATCGACGCTCCGACGATGGAGCTGTCTCCAAAACAGTTCGACATCAATGTGAAGTCGCTGAAAGATCAATCGACGCTGAAATCGAACGCCCGACGACCTGATGTCATGGGCACCGATTTCAGAAACCAACTTTCTGACAATTTGCTGTTCATGTTTGACCAGGTGCCTGGCGCAATCCGAGATCAATCGAAACTCTGGTACGACGGGGCTAATCGCATGGCCGGTAAATTTGCGCAGCGTTATGGTGTCTCCCAGGAACAAACATCAGCGGTGATGGCTGCACTAAGCCCTCAAATGGATTGGTTCAAAAATGTGAGCCTGGCCGAGCGTGTGATTGACATCGTGCAAAACGAAACATCCAAGGGTGTAACGCCAGAAATGGTGGAAAAGATCACAAAAATCTATGGCAAACCGCAATACGCGAAAGACGTGCAGGCTGTCCTGACTAAACCCTTTGAAGAGCTGACAGGCGAACAAAAAGCAATTTTTGTGCGAACCTGGGATCAAACTTATAATCCTTCACACTATCGGATTGTCAGCCCTGACGGTCAGTTTATGGATTTTTCCTACAACCAGGACGGTAAAAAATCAGCAATATCTTGGCAAAACAACGGGGCCATCGCCAAAGCGATCTCTGTCCTGGAAGATGGCAGCATCGAAAACATCTCGAAACAGATGGGCGGTAAACACAAAGTCAGAAACTTTTTTAACAACATCAATGTACCTAATGATCCGTATGGCGATGTCACGGTTGACACGCACGCGGTCGCAGCTGACATGATCAGCCCTTTTTCGGGTAATTCCCGTGCAGTTACGCAGAACTTGAGTGGTAACTCAGCACTAGATACCGGTGCGGTTGGCACCTATGGTTTACACGCCGACGCTTATCGCCAGGCAGCAGGCCAGGCCGATGTGCTGCCCAGGGAAATGCAATCAATCACCTGGGAGGCGATCCGAGGCTTATTCAATCCTGGGTTCAAATCAAATCCAAAAAATGTCGAGGCTGTTGCAGATATTTGGCAGCAGTACCGCAAGGGCCAGATCACTCTGGACAAAGCACGCCAGAACGTCATCGACCTGGCCGGGGGTATTGAGAACCCATCCTGGTACACGCCTGGTCGCAATGTGCAGCAGATCAAATCGACTGCTGAAAGCAGCTTCCAACCGAGCATCAAATCGCTCCTGGATCTTGAGCAATGAGCAAGCGCGCAACTCTCAAAGAGCTGATCGAGCTATTTCTTAGTCAAGACACAGCGGAGCGCATGGGAACCGCTCAAAAGCGCGCAGCGTTGCCGGTATCGGAAGGTGGTCTCGGATTACCCTCGACAAACACGCCAGGTGATCGAGCTGCGCTGATGTACCCGGCCACTACATTCCGGGGCATGAAATCTATCGATGATGCGGAGTACCCGTCATTGGTTACTGCGCATCCAAACCCTAAAGATGAAAACACGATGGTGTTTCACACACCACATCGATACCTGGCGAACACTTACAACGGGAATGTCGAGCAGCTGCGCTTTGATCCCAGGGGCCACCTGGAAGCAGACTACGACGGGAGATTTTATACTGGCACCAGGTTCAATCCTGACGAACTAGACGAAATCCCAGGGCCAATTTTTGATGAAATGGAAAACAGGGATATGGCTATTGGCGATTTCGCCAGTGACGCTCTTGATGTGCGTTCGCCGTATCCAAACGACGCAGCCGTAGAGGTGCCTTTAGGCACGACAGATCGCCTGGCTGCTTACGCAGCTAATCCTTCAGAATCTTATTCTGGCCCGATCAGCGGTGTTCGCATGGACAATGTTGTTGATGTTGGAGCGTCGCGCAGCAAAGCCGGAACGCGAGCCCTGGAGGCCGAGGTTATGGCCAGGGGGCTGCCGGTCACTGAAGAGAACAAAACGGCAGTGCGGTGGGGCCCGGCAACAGTGTATGCTTCCAAAGGCAACACGCTGCGCAGCCAGGACGCTGCGTTCGATCCATTTCTAAAAGAATGGCACAATTTGAAAGCGGGCTTGGTTGGTCCGGCGGTTGCGACTGGTGGATTGTTATCAACTTCAAATGACGCTGAAGCACAGACTGACGGTTTCGATTTTAAGGCTGCGTCAAAGCAGTCCAACCAAATGAACGATTATCGAGCGATGGTCGCGGAGCTCGGACGCGCTGCCGAAGGTGAGCAGCTGCTCGCTGCAATGTTGAAAAACTCAGACAAGTTGTCTCCTGAAATGAAAAAGCGACTGAAAGACATCGGTCCAAAGATGAGCCCTCAAGCGTCAAAGTTAGACTACGTCAAAGGTTTCGGGAGACAATACTCAAAGAACTTTAAGGATTTGGCGACAGATCCCATGACCTGGTTGGACGCAGCCACTGTGGTGTTTCCTGCCCTTTGGCCTGCTGCCGTGGCTGCAAACTCAGGTTTGGCAACCCATGAGCTCATGGGCCTTTTAGACGATAGACGGGATGGGCTATTTTGATGGATTACAAAGATGATGATGTAGAC